CAGTCTTCCATATAGACCTGCCTGTCTGGTGAAACACCATAAGCACGATGAAAGCTACTGCGGGCCACTTCTGTGATGGGTTCAGGGTCTATTCGCACTAAATGTTTAAGTTTGAGTGCACGGAGTTCACGTCTAACACGAGTCATAAGTGAGCCGTCGAAGGGCAAATCGAGAGTGCGCTCCGTCGTGCAATTCCTAAGAATCGCAAGGGCGAATTCCTGCAAAACAGGGACGCCACGGTTCAAAATCAACTCACACAGTCCGATGGTGTACAACAACCTGGCGCGAGCGCCATCCTGATTGAAATACTTCACACCCACGAGTGCACAACTCAAGACCTTCCATGGATTACGAATGAAGCTAAACCTATCTGGGTTCAGCTCAATGATCTTGGATTGGCAGAACTCGACATCGTGGATGTCATCGGCCACGTGCTCAACCTTAACTTGCATACCGAAAGATAAAAACCTCTCACGGACGGTCGCAAGCACCCTGGGTAAGTACTGACGTTCAACGATGACGACACTATCGTCACCGTCGTCCAAACAGTCCCACTTTGGGCACCAGTCCAGAAAGGCAATTAACATCATTAGGGCCAACACACAGTTGCCTAAGGCCGTATTCATATCCCCACTCATACGTCTACCGGCGGTCTTATACTTGATCCCACGACTAGTGATACAACGATTCACCAGTTGCAGCGACAAGAGCCACGCGAAGTATGCATCCTGGATGCTAGCGAGGTAAACGCTATGCTCGAGTTTGAGCAATGCCTTGGAGACGTGCTTGTCAAACCTCTTCATATCGAGGCAGACGAAGACAGGATCAGTGAAGAAGGCGGCCTTCTTAACTAGCAACGCAGCGCGCTCTTCCTGGTTGAGACCTTTTGCTATGTTCCTAGACTTCGGAACACCACTGCTAGCGTGGCGGAAAAGGTAAAGATGCTCCTCGATAGGTTTAAGAAACCTACCGAGCTCAACGCAGTACTTCGGATTACGAAATTGGATGGCTCGGGGGTCAGGATTGGGTTTGTCGGGGTCCGGAGCAATCTTTTCAGACTTGACGAACATCTTTACCGACGC